TTGTTGCTGATTTTTGGTTAGGGCAGAAGTGCCTTTTTCTTTTCCCTCTGGAAATGTTTGATAGATAATCCTATTGTTAATTTCATCTAATACATTGCGTTTTGTATCTGTGAAATAATCTCCATATAGAATATCACTAATAGCAGCGAGAACTAATGGTCTGCCCCATTTTTCATCCCGCTTACTACGAATCTTATGAACAATGGTTTTTGTATTATCAAGAACAACCCAATTTCCATCATTACTCGCAGTATCAACTCTATTATGATACGCGTCCCTTATTTCTTTTGGATATTTTCTTAGTTTCTTTTCAAGTGTTTCTCCGGTACAATCATCAAAATAATCCAAATTAAATGCAATTACATATGATGAATTTTTAATACCAACAATTCTTGTGTAATCTACAGGTAAAGAAATAACACTTGCATTGATTCCAAGTTCATTTATCTCAACAATACTTTCCACATCATAATCAGTCATTGTTTTCTGTTTTGACAATGGACGAGTAGTTGTTTCAAAATAGTAAAATGCAATACCTTCAATCATACCTTTAAATAAGGCATCTCTAACGATTTCCTTATGCTTTATGGTATGAAGAGCGGATATCATTTTTTCTTTATTGGCTTGCTTTTTACGTTTGCTCTGACCATGAGTTACAATAACCTTATCCAATGTTGGCATAGCTGTCATATAATCAACAGTATTTGTATAAACACCGTTCGCGCTATATAACATCAATGAAATTTTTCTCAAAATCTCATTATTACCGATTGGGTCTTTTACCAGAGAAGCCAATTGTTCTGATGTGTAATAATCAAATATATTAAGACCAAAATAATAAGTGGATAGGGTAGTAGAACTGTTATATGAACAAAATTCATTTGTCGGAGCCTTATTAGCTTCACCTACATTCTTATTAGGAGAACTGCTTCTCTTTTTTTGAGTAGGAGAAGTGTGGAAATTATTTCCTGCCATTTTTGTCCTCCTTAATTCACAAATACTTCATATTCGTATTCGTCTTTATCAGAAATTAAATCTTGCTCTAATAATCCAGCAAAATAACTTCCGTAACTAACACTTGTGTATCTATCCTTCCTGTTAGAACCACGTTCTTTAATTGTAATAACACCTGTTTGAACATTCTTTTCATATACCAAACCAGTTGTCTCACTTATAAGAGCTTGTGTCTCTAAGAAAGGTGATTCGTAAAACAATTGAGTGTCTGCATCTGGTGCATTAACATAGTCTGTAATATGAGGTAAAATTTCCTCACTTGCTTTCTCAAAAGAAACAAGTAAATCAATTCGTTCCTCGTCCAATGTACGTCTAAAATCTTGTGCAATATCGCTATTTAATTTAGGCGTAGCATTGATAACAAATATGCAAGGTTCTGCGCCATCCGCTAAAACTCTGTTTGCGATTTTTTCGTCATTCATACATGACAAAGGAGAATACTCACAATCGCGCTCATCATCATACATAACCCTTGCCAACATATCATAAATTGATATACCTGCATTTCTAAGGTCAAGCACAATATAATCGGCATGAAAATCTTCAAATAATTGTCTGATTCTCAAAGCCTGTTTTGTGGTATCTCCACCTTGAACTGATTCCATATACGGAACAATTCTTCTATAACCATTACTTACATTTACAACACTTGAATCGTTGCGTGTAAAGTTTGTAAATTCTGGCAATAATCGAATACAAGAAAAGATTGAGTTATCATTTCGTTTGTTTTCTACAAAAGCCATATCACAACTAACAAGTCTGATTTCTCCGGATTGTTTGGAAATATCATGGATATTTTTCTTATTAAACCTTGCATCTGCATTTCTTCTAGGGTAAAATGCTTTCTTTACCCGCTGATTCTTTTGAAGCATACTATATGTAAAATACGCACTCGTATCTTCTTTTACACGTTCATTTAAAAACTCGATTCTCCATGTTAGAGGGTCTTGTTTTTTCTTTTCATTTTGCATATAGGTCATAGACTTAATATGATGTTTTAAAGTGATACTCTCATCGAATGCAAGTAAACATAAATCTTCTCCATTTATCATTCCATTGTAAGCCTGGTCTACAATTTTCCACATCCAATGTCCATTATCTAACCAACTAGATGATATATAAACATCGACTGATTCTTCTTGCAACTCTTTATTTGCTCCATAAAAAACGTCCATCATATATGGTGGATTTCTGATAATTTGGAAAGGTGCTAATACACTATCCTCAATATGTTTATCAATTTGACGAAACTCTTCTCGAATAATACAAGTTGAACGATATCCTCGCCCGTTTTCACTTGCTGGTACAACAGTAATAGTGCTTGTGTTTCTGAAAAATACAATTACTTCATTTTGATTATCCTTTATATTACGGATTTCTTTTCTGAGCATAGGAGATTGCGCCATAAGCTCATTTCTAATTTTTTCTGAAATAATCAGTTTAGATTGACCTTTCGTAGCACTCGAAAGTACGACCTTCGAACCAGGTTTTACAATGCAAATACAACATGCGTATATTGCAATAATGAATGATTTAGCAGCAGAACGACTTGCTATAATCGCTATAAATCTACTTATTCCCATTAAGTAGAGTATCAAAATTTGATATAAATGTAATTTCAGACCAAGATAATCTGTTGCAACTCTGTGTAAATTTCTTCTAAAGAAAGTATTCCATTGAAGAAAATTATCCATAATCTTTTCATTGCTTAAAAAATGATTGCTTGGAAATTTCTTGTATAATTCCTTTTGTTTTTCGTCCGCATGTCTGCTTTTATAGCGTTTAGTTTGGTTCTGAGAATTCATCTTCATCACCATCCTTGACACAATACTCATAATCCCTATCTGTAGTGCCGTGCATTAGATTACGAAGCGGACGCAATACAAATCTCTTGAAATAATCTCCAACATTGTCATAATCTTTGAATAATTCCTTATTCTTGTAATATTCTGCCGGAGTATATTCCTCAATTCTACGAACCCATTCTCCCCAACAGTCATCACTACCCATATCAACTTCTTGGACTGTTTTAAGACCTGCTTTTGCAAAAGTTTTTCCATATTGTTCATTAGCCTTTGCATAAGCATCTAAATCACTTTCTCTGAGTGCTTTCATCATTAACATATTTAGATGACATAGGGAAGTAATAAAAATTTCCTGGTTGCTAGTAGTATTAGGATTATTTCTTTTCAGCTGAGTATAGTGCTCTTCTAAAAGCATATAATCAGAATATGAAAATCCATTTCCCCATTTCATAACTAACTTAGGGTCAACTTGTGGTTCGTCAGATTCGCCAGATTCATCATCTGAATTTTGAGGTTGTTTAGTGGAAGCTGACTGTATTCCAAAAGAAAAACCTTCGTTAATAGAAGTATCGAAGGTCTTATTTTTGTATTGGTTCATATTTAATTTTTTGATATAATTTCCTACAACTACATCACTACCGTCATCGCAAGATTCAAATAATGCTTCATTATAATATAAATCATAAGCCATGCATAATCGTTGCATCGCTTTCTTTGTACTTTGATATTGCAAAGCATAAAGATTGAACATCTTGTTTAGGCAGTTCTTGCAAATTGGCAAATGATGTATGCCAAAGTAAAAATCACTGTTATTTTTGTAATAACTTTTAGTTGATAATGGTTCGTTGCAGTGGCAGCAAGTATAACCATTATCGCTATTATTTGAATTGCTTCTAGGCATAAGCTACCTCTTTTCTTTCAACTATTTTATTATTATCAACTATTAAGCGACAGCGATAGGATTCGAACCCATATGCCGATTTCTCGGCACAACAGATTTCAAGTCTGCGCCGTTATAACCATTTCGGTACGCTGCCAAAAATATCCGTACTCAGATTTGAACTGAGATAATACGTCTTAGAAGGGCGTTGCTCTAATTCCATTAAGCTATACGGATAAAAATATCTGCTAATAGAATCGAACTATTATCTTAACATTCGTAGTGTTATATGCTGTCCATTACACCAAGCAGACTGAATACATAACGACCATGCGGAGAATCGAACTCCGAACTCCACAGTGACAGTGTGGTATTATAGCCATTTAACTACACAGCCATAAAACGAAGAGCACTGTACTCGAAACAGAAGCCTTTCAGCTCACACCGCTTAGCGGGCGGGTTCATTGCCTTAATGATTTACTCTCCAAGTTAGTGACGTGTACGAGGTTCGAACTCGTGATATATCCGTGAAAGGGATATGTCTTACCACTTGACCAACACGCCATAAAAATAAACCACAAAGAATGCGGCTTAAAATTCGATTTATATTTAATTATTATCTTTGTTGATAAATTGCTACGCATTGGAGTTGAACCAATTTTACCATGGTTATGAGCCACAGCTAGATATCCGACCTACCGCCAGCTATAAAATTGGAGTGACAGGATTTGAACCCGCGACCTCTGCATCCCAAATGCAGCGTCATACCAAGCTAGACCACACTCCAATAGCTCTCACAGCAAGGCTCGAACTTGCGACCCACGGTTTAACAGACCGTTGCTCTGCCAACTGAGCTATGTGAGAATAGTGGGAGAGTATTAACTACTCTCCAAATAAAACACTTAATAGTGCTAAAACATCAATTCCAATGCCGATAGGTTCTCCATCTGCACCTTCAATAATTTTTGCGTTGTCAAAAATCATATCTAATACATCACAACCATCATCATGTTTGTCAGTATCAAATTCGATTTCATAACATTTATCATCATCTATACCTTTGATGATGACCGAATTGGCTTCTCCAACAATAAAGGTCTTTTCTGCTGTATACGTTAAATATGCACCCTTACCATTATTAAGCTCCTTGCTATATGCTGGCTGGACATCAATAATATAATCTCCATCAATAGATATGTAATATTCTTTTGAATACCCATTATAATCAACATCCATAATGTTAATTCCACCAACACTTGTTTCATCGAAACTCATTAACTCTTTCAAGAGTTTAGCTGCGTCATCGAAAAAACATACTGCATATGCTGTATCACCTGCTTCTGCTACGTCAAACATCATATCTGCAAGTGTTTCATAATCTTTAAATACAATTTTCTCCATGTTAATCACTCCTGTTTTTCATTGACTGCATCTTTTATTGCTTTGGCAATCTTACATTTAACTGTTTTTACTGCTGGGAAAATATCTATCTTTCCGGTTTTAGGGTTTCTGCCGGAGCGCTCAGCACGTTCAGCAACTTCCATGCTCATAAAACCTTTAATGATAATTTTCTCGCCATTTACCAATGATTCTTTGACTGTATCAGAAAAAGCATCAAGCATCCTCTCACAATCAGCCTTAGTCATTCCCGTTTTCTGTGATATATTTGTAATTAGTTCACTTCTTCCCATTTCTTTTCTCCGTTTCTATAAATCAATAGGGTAACATGCATGTACCCCCTTATCGTCCAATACAGCGACCATCTGACTTGCATTTCCATAAATACGTTTAGAAACACAATAATCATCACCTGTTCCTGCGAAGCTACCACTGCGGATGATTTTTACTCCACAAATATCATCATAGCTGCATTTATGTAGATGACCATAAAAAATACCAGTTGGTTTAAAACCAAACATCATAACTACTTTTGATACTCCGTTTTGTGTATATGAATCATAATCTCCATGAACCATCCAATATTCATGATTTCGAATATTTACCATGGCAATAGTAGAATCATAATTTTCATTATCAATAAATTTTACATTTTCAAGATGCTGTAGTGCTGCCTTCATATACCAAGGAATCAAATTATCCAATCTATTACTTCTAAGAACTTGGTCTTTAAAAGAAGTACGACTATGATTTCCAGCAACACCATTAACATATACATTTTTAAAGTGCTTGCTTAACTCATAAATGAACGCTGAGAGCAATTCTGCACATTTTTTGACCTGTTCTGTAACATTCTCCCTATTCTCTAATTGAGTGGTAAAATGAATCTCACCGTTTAATAAATCCCCAAGTAATAGAACATATGCGTTTTCAGAATTATGTGTTTTCTGGATTTCCAAAATTCTTGCAAGATAGTTATTTAATCTCTCTGCTGCAATGTCAGAATCGAATTTTCCAAAATAATTGTCATTTTGAGAACCTAAATGGAAATCAGATATGCATATCGCTAAATCGTTATCAGAAGAAATAGCAGGAGAGTTGATGGTTGGTAAACTCTCAAATGCTTTTTCTTTAATCAGCGTTTCCATATAGGTTAAATCATTTTCAGTCCGTGCCTGTTCTCTGAGTTTTCTATTTAACTCAGTACGCTCATCGAACATTTT